AACCGGTGCATTTGCAACAGGCGCCACTGCTGGAACAGCGTTAGGAACAGCGCCTCCTGCTGGCGGGGTTACAGGCGCGGCTCCTGCGGCTGGCGCTCTGACTCCTGTTGGAGGTGCCATACCGGTGTCGTATTGGAAACGTGCGCCTTCTAACGGTGTGAACGATGGTTTAGTTCCACCCTCAACAAAGGTTGACAATGGGTTAGAAGAGTTCACGTTGACCCAGCCTTGACGCTCACTTCCGTCAGGGTTTGGAATTGATGCCTTTTCCCACTTTGGCCCCTCTGTTAGCTTCTTCATAGAAACTGTCTGCAAGGCAGGGTTGTAAGCAGTCGCACCAAACATATAACGCTCTTGACCTTCCGGCTTGGCTAAGAACTCGGTGACCTCGTCTGCATAACGCTGACGCAAGGCTTTGGCAAGGTCTGCCGCCTGTTTGTCGCCTTTTTCAGATAAGCGGGTTGCCGCAAAGGTTTGTGCCAAGGGCGCGGCATATTGGAAAAAACTAGGTGCAACGTATCGACCGCTCACCATTTGACCGGATGGCATAGATTGACCCTGTTGCAAAAGCAACTGAGCCATTTGCTGTTGGCGGTTTAGTGCCTGCTGTTGCTGGAACAGTTCAGGTGGTAATGTGCCGATGCCTGCTTGTGGTGTGGCCATGTCTTAAAACTCCTGCGATGCCAACATTCTGCTTTGTTGCGAATATGGTGTTGTCCCATAATTGCTGGACACTTGGTATTGCGTATAAGGGTTATAAGTTCCGATGCCACCCATTTGAACGTCTCTTGCGTTCATCTGTTCCGGTGTCATTTTGTCCTTACGCAAAGCCTGTGCTAAAGCCATTGGGTTCATGCCACCACCTTGGGCGGTTTGACCGGCTTGGCTCACCAGCTGGTTTTGCTGGGCAAGCGCCGCGTTCTGCATAGCCTGCTGGTTTGCAATGTTCTGAAACACAGGGGTTAGCCCGCCAACCTCTTGCATTTGGTTTTGGGGTTGCATCTGTGCAATATAAGGGTTCATGTAAGGTGTCATCATGGGATTAGTCCGTAATCTACGACCTTGTAACCGTCGTCAAGGGTTGTAACAGCGTATGGATAAACCTTCTCAACCTCGTCAGCCATAACACCAACATGGATGCCATCACCGGCAAGTTTGTGCTTCTTAAACTCGTCTTTGTACTCAAAACTGTAAAGAGTAAGCCCGTTTTCCATCACACCAATTGGCTTAATGTTCTCTTTCATGCGGGGGTCGCAAGCCATAATTGCCGCACCACCGAGGCTAAATAAGCCTTGATTTAGGTTGGCTTGTGCCGCTTGTTTAGCGTTAAAGTCGCCCATTTGAGCGTTATAGCCCATTTGTGCCGCGCCCAGCAAATCAGGGCCGCTTGTGGTGGCTTGTTGGGCTGAATTAACGAACTGTGGGCCTTGAACTTGGGCGCCTGTGCGAACCGCAGACAAGGTGTTTAGTGGCTCGTTGCGCAAATAAGCCTGCTCTTGCAGGGCAGATTGGCGGGCTTGTTGACCAACACCAAAGCCTTGGGTTGTTGCGGCGGCAAGCAAGTCGTTCTCACGCTGGGCTTGGTTACGCATCGCGCGGTCGTAAGCCTCAGAACCAATATCAATGCCTTTATTGGCTAATTGTTGCTGTAATTGCTCACGAGTTTGCTGAATCTGTGGGGCAAGCCTTTGCATATAAGCATCTTGGTAGCTTTGGCTTGGGTTAAAGCCTGTGCTTGGCAATGCCGCAGTATTAAATGGGGTGTTGAGCATATTCTCAACGTAGGTCAAGCCTTGACCCGCAATCTTGCCTAAACCTAGGCTTGTTTGATTTTGGTAATCAAGCAACTGTTGCTGTGCTGGGCTTAAAGTCTGCGTGGCAGTCCATGTTGGGTTGCCATATGGGTCAGCGCCGGTAATTGCATAAGTTAAGTTACCATAAGGGGTTACTTGATTGACGCGGTTAGCCGCAGTCGCAAGACGCGCCGCATCAATATTGCCAGCCGCTGTTTCTTGAGCGGCCGCTCTGTAATCAGGTGCCGCAGGCGCACTCGGCGCAGGCCCTAATCCTAAAAATCCACCACCACCCATATCAAGCCTCCATCTTTTGTCTTAGAGGGCTACGGATGTTTAACCACCGACAGTCCTCTTTACGCATCGCCATAATTACCAAATCGCCATCCATATGGGCATCCGGTATATCGGCCACAACTTTAAAACCAAGGTGTCGGTTTAATCGTAAGGCATCTTCATTATCCTTACAAATTTGCCCTAGTATAACGCTAACACCGAGTTTGTTAAAGGGGTAATCAAACACCGCCCATAAAAAATCTTTACTCGCCCAATGCTCACCAACACTACCAATATGTATTTCGCAAGCCTTTGGCATAAAGTTCGTGTAACCAGCTACTGCTACCAAGTTACCGTCCTTCATCTGCCCAATGCATTGTGCCGTTTCGGGCAACGGATGGTTAAGTATTCTAACAAGCCAGTCGCCCATGTATCTTTGATTTTCAGTAGTAACCGTCCTCACAAGACCCCGCCACGCTCCATTACATAATCGGTTGATGCCCAATGAAACTCAATATTCTGTGATGCTACGTTCAGGCTGATTGAGCCTGCATAGCCTAATCCTGTCACACCCTGCCATATCTTGGTAGTGGTCAAAATACCACCCCAATTTGCGTTATCCCAAGTGTCTAAGTCCCACTCGCCGGTCTGCAAAATAGCAGGGTTGAACGATATTTGATTGGTCAGGTCAACGGTGTCAAAGTCGGTGGATATGCCACACAGAACCGTTGGCACTCCGTTGTCTGTCTGCAAAATAGGGCGAACCAAGGTGAACCGCTTTAGCTGTCCTCGGCTCTCAAAATAGCTGTATGCCTGCTGGGCAAAGGCTCGGATGTTGGTTCCAGCATCGGCAAAGGTGTCGTAAAACTTGCCCACAAAGCCGTTCCCGCCAAAATACATATCATCGCCCGATGACTCCCAGCAATTAGCGGTCACACCGGTAAAGCGACCCCAAGACTTAGTAATGGTGTGCATTACATACTGTTCGGGGGCGCCTGTCACCGGAACGTTAACAATCAGCATATTTTGCTTGGCAAAGTAAGCCATCTGCCAGCCAAAGTTTTGCGCATAAGCGTCTGCCGCCCTGTTGATAGCATAGAAAATCTTGTCTGTCAGGTTAACGCGGGGGTCAAGGCGGGTGGATTGCAAACCTGCGGACATTGGTGTCAAACCGTCCTCAGTCAAAAGCAATAAATCACCGCCAAACTTAAAGAAACACTTGCGGGCAAAGGTCTGACCAATTTGCCAAACCCCTACCAAAGACCAATCATTAGGGTCTGATGGGTCTGAACCCTTGTAAACAATGACTTCACCGTTGCTGGTGACAAACGCGGCAAGGTCGTCGACCCCATATCCTGCGTCAATCGTCCAAGTTCCCATGGCTTGCAGATAACCACCCCTGCGGGCGATACCCCCAAGTGGAAACTCGGTCACAGTACCGTTGATGGAATCAACCGGCAAGTACCAAAAGGACAGGCTGTCCTCTTCTACAAAGTAAAGTCGCTCTTTAAAAAGGTTAATGTTGGCGAAAGTGTTGCTGTTTGCGCCAAGAATGTAGTAATCAATCGTATAAGTGCCGACTGTTGTTGCATCACCGCTGGGCGCGGTGGCCATCGTATAAGTAAACGTGGTCGCACCGGTCACAGTTATGCGGTATGTACCGTTAAATTCAGCAGGAACAGCGCCGGCAACGGTCACAGTATTGCCTGTCACCAAATTATGGGCGCTGGCAGTCGTTAGCGTGGCGGTCAAATTGCCTGTGCCACCCCTTGTGATTGTGGAAATAGTCTGCGCGGTGTTGGTTGTTGCTGATTTTGACCAACGTGTACCGTCATAAACAACCATCGGGTCAACACCGTTCACCGCAGGCATGAATGAACCGCCGGCTGTGGTTAGCATCACATGAATCCAGCGTCCGTCTGTCAAGCCTGTCAAAGATTGCGTGGCGGTTGAGGTGCTGGCATCATAAATAATCGTGTCCGTTGCCGCAAACAGCTTAGTGCCGGTTGGGCTAGAATAACTCATTAAAGACTTGACAGCGCCGGTGATGCCTGTGCTGGACTTAGTGTAGCCCTTGCGCATGGTCACGTCGGTCGGTGTCGGGAAGAAGTTAACAAGCTGAACCGCATCTAAAGGGTTCATTTCTGCCAGCGAGTCGCGAGCGTTCCACCCACCAATCGGGGATGCCAACGATGCAGTAAAGGCTCGTCTTTGTTGAGGTACTGCCATGGTTAAGTTCCGTAACCGGTGTCAGGGATATTTGCGTAACCGATAAGCACCTTGCTTGGGTAAGGCGCAAACGATAGATTGGCAGAGCCTTTGTCGTTGGCTTTAACCACGTTAAGAACCCTGAAATAGTCCTGTTGCAACGCGGTTGTGTCAAACGACTTAATTTGAAAATACTTTAGCTTTGTTCCAAGCACCAATAAACGGTCGTCATAAATAGTCGTGTCGGTGTCTGCTGTAAAGCTGTTCTTGATTTGACCGGTTGCACTACGCGCCCAGCCTTTGGAACGATACTCAAAGCCTAAGTATTCTTTGGTGTTATATGGTGGCCAAATTTGGAACTGCTGACCCAAAATCCTCCAACGGATACGTGGGCCTGTTGAGATATAACCGGACTTTAACCACTGCCATTGCTGGGCATCTTCAGGGCCAAGCATCTGCCAATGCTTTGTCTTGTCCCAGTGGGTGTTGTCAGTAATCGTCTCAAAATCAGCCGGCAAGTCATACTTGGTCTGAGAGAAGTTAAACTGCACACCGGTATAAGTTCCGCTTGCAAGCTGGCTCATAACGATGGTTGATAAGCCTGTGCCTGAATTGTAGGTCACGCTTTGCACATAAGTGTCTTGGTTGACGCCGGTGCCGGTAATTGAATAATCACCGTTTAAGGCGGTTGCATTGCCAGCAACGATAATGTTGTAGCTGTTGTCGCTGACGGTGTCGCCTGTAAACTGCACCGCATCAGTATAAAAACGATACTCCACCTCTAAGCCCTGCCAGTCCGTCTCTTTGACAAGTTCATATCCTTGCGCGTTCATCAGCGCTAGAACTTGCTGTACGTCTTGGCTTGTATTGCCCTGCACATAAGTGGGGACTGCTAGGTTTAATTCAGCGGTTACTTGCTGAACTAGCTGGAGCATCGTTTGGCTCATATCATGCTTCCTCTACGACTTTTGGTTTACGAGTTCGGGGTTTCTTTTCACCAACTGCCGCAAGTATCGCCGCCATTTGTTCTTGCATCATGGACAGCTTTGCATCAGTTTCAGCCTTAAGTTTAGCAGTTTCTTCGTCTTTTTTGGCAAGTTCTTGCTTTAAAGCGTTAATTTCTTCTGAGCGTTTGCTTGCCTCTGCTGTTTCGGTGGCTAAATTTAGGAACGTCCGAGCCTTATCTCTAAACGCATGGGGTGACATACCAGCAATCATGCCAATCCGTTGAAGCTGTAAGTCTGATGCGTTGGCGATGGATTCCACCGTCATGAACTTCACACCTTTGAGTTCTTGGGCTTGGGACTGACTAATCAGTGGCCATTGCTCAACCGGTGTTCCAAGGATTTCATTGCTTGAATCTTGGGTAGCTTGGTATTGCAACCATTGACGTGGAAACCGTTGTTTGTGGCTTTCCTGTGCATAGGTGTCAATCTCGGTCAGGTTATCGCCGGCGACCATGATTCGTACAAAATCAAAGTCTTTAAATATCGGGCGCCCAGCCTCGCTGGATTCATGCTCTAACTTCATTGCACGCTTATAGAATTTAACTGCCAAGCGTGAGTCTGCGTCTTGAACGTCGCTATCAATTGCCATTTTTAATACTCCTTAAGTGGTTAAGGTACTGATGTTTAAAGAAAAAGAGGCCACCTCTTGCGAGATAGCCCCTTCGTTTTACTACAATTTCTGATTAGACGCTAGTAGCACCGAACCAGCCATAGTCACCTGAAACCATTGACTCAGCAGGCGATACATAAGAACCGCC